GTGCCAGGTATAATTATATCATCACATTCAATTGGTTTAGCTGCAAAATTTTCTGGAGCTGGGTATATTAATACGCCGCTTAATGGATATTATGATCGCGATCACGGGTATGCAGTTTCATTTTTTATATCTGCATCGAATCCAACGGCTACTAATAAACTCGTTACATCAAAAGCATCAGGTAGCAGTACTGAACAATATCCATTCCGCATAGAATTAAGTGGGAGCAATCAAATAGTATTTTCAGCTGCGGGTAGCAGTACATTTAAGGCACAAATTACTTCATCTGCTACGGTTACTCAGTGGACGCATATATTGTGTCAAAAGTCAGGTAGCAGTTTGCAGATGTATGTTAATGGGGCTTTACACGCATCAGTAACTAGCAATTTGCTTGTTAATACATTTTCGCCATTCACTGCTTCAGCTCGTATTGATAACACTGATAGTTTAAAAATTGGAGGATATAATACGTCGACTTCAAATTTAACTGGTGTTGTAGATGAACTTCGAATTTATAACAAAGCATTAACTGCATCTGAGGTTGGATACTTGGCCGATATCACCGAGACCGGTTCTTATTTACAAACCAATGTCATTGGATCAGTGTTTGCTAAACAAGGTTTAGTTGTGATATCTACACCGGATTATCGTTTTAATGACATACTAGAAACACCGTATACGGCAAGTTATCGTAGCACATTAACTACATATGAATTAGGAGTAGTTACCAAAGTTGATGCTGGAGATTTTAACATGTCACTTAACTCAACTCTCACAGCAGATGACGATACTACATATTATTCATTTGTTACAGGTAGCGATTTTGCGCCATACATAACTACAATTGGATTGTATGATGATTACGGTCAATTGTTAGCAATTGGAAAATTAGCACAACCAATCAGAAAACGAAGCGATGTAGATACTAATTTCTTGGTACGCATCGATATTGATAAGAATATAGGATAACCATGATACGCTTGAAACAATTACTACGTGAGATTGCAAACCCAGATATTCAGCAGTGTTTAGATAAAATACAACGCAAAGAGTTTCGTTTAATTGGTGCTGGTGACAATGGTCGAGTGTATGAAATTGACGGTGAAGACAAAGTTTTTAAGATTACCAAAGAACAAGACGAGTATGCTGTAGCAGAACGCGTAGTTGATCGTTACAAAGATTTTACATGTTTTATTCCGGTATATTATGTTGATGGTAAAAACATGTACATTATGGCCAATGCTGAACCGTTACCAGATACCATGAAACAAACTATAGATAGTTTTATGCGTAAGTATGCTGTGTTTGCCCGAGAAAATGGCGGCGAAGTTTCGATATTTGATTTTATTGCAGAAGCAGATGAAACAGCTCCGGTGTTAGATAATTTTTTAAACACATTGCAGTTCGAAGTTGAAAAATTAAACATTCCAGACATCGAATTGGATCTAGACTTTCGTTCTGAGAACATTATGATATGGAATGGAAATATGGTACTAGTTGATTGGTAATAGATATTTATTATATATGAAGAAGCTCACAATAGAACATGTTATTCGCAGAATATTAACCGAACAATCGGCTGAATCAGAGACATACAATTGGAAAGTCCCGGTTGTAATTAAACCTAATCTTAGTGCCGGTGGCTCGGGAAAATCAGAATCTTTAGATGTAGGTGCAGTTTTCACGTTTCGTGTAAAAGCACGTGCCACAAAAACAGATGGTCGTGTTGCTAGCAAAGCTGATGTTCAAACTGCAATACAAAATTCCATTAATGAATCTTCAATACTACAACCGTATTTAACAGGTAATTTCATGTTTATACGTTCTGCAGATCAACGTGATGCTCAACGAAATTATTTGTATAATTTTTGGGTGGTACCAAAAGCGTATGTTGAAGATATATTATGGGTGTATACTGATAAAATATCAAAAGTAAATGATGAGGAGCTTGGCAGATTTAATGACGCCTTAGGGTTACCTAGTCATGGTGCTACTAGTCTGACCATAGATTCAAATGCGGATACTTTAATGCTTAAAAATAAAACTTTAGGTGTAACTGTTAATGAAATTATATCAAGAATTAATTTAGAACCATTAAGCGACGTAATTGATTTACCATATGTAGATTCTAAACGTTACGCACGTGCATACCGATGGATATCTGAATTACGATCACTTAATGCTCGTGTTGATTCTACGGACTTAATTTCGCCAGATGCATTAAATAAAAAAATACCAAATGAAACACAAGTAGTAGCTCTTCCAATACGTATTGATAGCAAATCAATCTTTTATATCGATGACGAAAAATTTGGCAACTTAAGTTTGGAATTTACTGGTACATTTAATGTAAAAACTAGTACTCCGGTATCTGGTAAGCTAACAGATATAATATCTGATCAGCCAGTATTTAACGGCACATTAAAATCTACAGGTAAGCCAAGTACGGCCGGCTTGCAGAATACCTTTGGGTATTCGGTACTAACTGATATGGATTTAGATACCGGTACTGCTAAAGATTTAGTTGTTAGCTTAGATCCTGAATTTGGAACTCCAGCGATAAAAACTAATGACAAAATTACATACCACTTTCCAAGCGCAAAATTCACCGGGACTATACAAAACGGCAAATTATCATCTGGGCAATTAGTAGCATTAGATTCTGAAGTAAATGCAATGTATGATGGTGATTTCAAAAATAATAAATTTTATAACGGCGTTTTGTCAGAAAATGGAAAACCAGTTTCCCGATATCGTAATGGAATTGAAACAGATTATGTGGTATATGAAGGCAGCGTAACAACTACTAGTTCTGAATATTATATTCGTACATTGCAATTAGAAATGATCACCATGTTCGAATTCAACAAAGAATTCTTTAAAGATTTTGCTATAGTAAATGACATCAACAAATTTATACAGCGCGGCCCAACTGGTGTATGGGATGGTTTAATGGAATCATTAACACAGTTTATTGCTGTTGTAGCTAACTGGATTGCGTATAAAGTTGATTTAATGGAGCCAAAGTATGCAACTGCATATGAAGCTTCAAAAACAATAGTAAAAGCAGGTTTACATCAGTGGATCATTCAGCATCAAACAACAATTATTAAAGATACACCAGAACCATCAGTAGAGCCAAGATAAATATGAAAACAAATTTGCATGAACAAGGTAGCCCGTTAGATCGTTTAAAACGAGATACAACAAAAACTGTAACACCGACGCCTGTTATTGACCCAGACAACGAAAAGAAAAACAATAATAAAAAAACGACACCTACACCCCCGGTACAAGAAAAAAATCCTGTTAATCGGGCAGGTAAATTAGTGAGGTCTCGTTTTTCAAAAAATGATAAACTTAATCCAGCATTAATACATGATCTAGAAATTGCAACAAAACGTGCAAAAATTGGAGATGTGCAAATTACATTTGCTATATCAGGCCACGATGAAAATGTTGATGGTACAAAAATTAAAAGCCGACATTATTCAGGGGATGCTGTAGATTTGAGTATGCTTAATGGTGTTAGTTATAATTCAAATCCTAAATTATTTACTACATTAGGTAATATATTAGCAGCAGAATTGCGAAAAATGGGATTCGTGTCATATGAACAAAACTTAGGTAAAAAATCATTGATTTGGCAAAGTGCTGGTCATTATCACCATCTGCATGTTTCTCATATGCCAGATAAAACAATGAATACTCAACAAACAGAAATACATAAACAAGTTCAACGAGCTCGATGGGATATGTATAATGTAATTACAAAATTTCCAGATCGTTATTTTCAAAATTTTAAATCAGCATTTAAACCAGGAGCTGGAGGACGTGTTATTGGTAGTGATAATGAAGAAGCTGCAGCAAAATGGTTAAAAGACTCATTTAACGAAACATGGGAATCTAAATTTAAAACATGGGAAAACAAAGCTCATGAACATGATGTACAAAATATGAAAAATCTTCGACTAATCGTGCAACATGTACACAAATTAATTCTAGATCATGAATCTGGTAAAGCTACCGTTTCATTTTGGAATTATGACGAGCCGTCTAGAAAATGGAAACAGGTAAAGCGCACATACCGTTGGGATTACTTATAAACAAAACAAACAAGTTATGGCAAAAAATCATTATCACAGCTCCGGGAACTCAAAACGAGCTGCAGCACTTAAATATGGTTATAAATCAGGGCTAGAGCACACAGTAGCAGATCAAATAAAAAGTACTGAATATCCTTTAAATTATGAAACTGAAACACTAAATTATATAGTACCAGAACGTAAAGCAAAATACACTCCAGATTTTGTGTTCATGAAAAAGACCGGCGAAATCATGTACATTGAAACTAAAGGCCGATGGACTAGTGCTGATCGACTTAAAATGAAACATGTGCTAGCATCAAATCCTGGCATCGATATTCGTATGGTGTTTCAATCTCCTCAACAAAAAATATCAAAAGGTAGCAAAACTACATATGAAGCTTATGCTTTAAAGCTGGGTATTAAACATGTTGCAAAAAAGGATATTCCTGCAGATTGGCTGTTAGAATGTGTGAAGACCGGGGAAGAACCAAAGACAATTAAAACTTTTTTTGCTTAAAGGT